CGCACTCGTTGGAGCATACCACGACTTACTCGCTGACGATGCACCGTTATAGTTCGTTGCCGAGCCGTTCATTGTCAGTGTCAATGAATTCGGATTTTGCATTGACGTTGGTTTGTTTGACAGGTCAGTATATGAACCTGTAAACGCTACCGTTTTTAAATCGGCAAAGAATTTCTTTATTTTTCCGAACAATGTGCTTAGCGTTTCACCACTCGCTATATTTACTCGTGTGCTTGCCTCTGTAAATGTCGGTTGTTGCAAATTCTTATCAGCCTCTGTTCTTGCGGTTTCTTCGTTTGACAGTTTTGACTGAATTTCAGTAATGCACTTACTTACCAAACTCCAAAACCAATTAAAAACATTTGCCGACGGTTTATATCCGGCTTTAAATCCGTCATTTTTCAGACTATCGCTCGGCTCGGTGCCTGTATTCTTCCATTCGGGCAAACTATTATTAAAATTCATACATTTATTCTCCCCTCTTAAATATTTCCTAAGTAACCGCCGTGACCGTTACCATCGGCAAATCCTGTTTCAATGTTATAGTCATTTTCGTGGTCGGCAAATTCAAATGTTCCGCTATATTCATACGCATATAATACCGACAAATGTGCCGGTTTCAGATCCTCGATAATATTCTTAATCACACTTTCCGGCACATTCGGTTGATGAAAAATCACCGTAAAGCTATAATTCGGAATATCTTCGGAAATATCCGCCAAAATGCTGTAACTCTCAATCACCGCTTTCAGATTTGCCCTTGTCGAAGTCTGTGTTCCGCGCAGTCTTGTTTTGATAAGACTTTTTCTCACTTCAATGGTATCGGCAATTTCTGATATACCCAAACTTTTTTCATATTCTCTTACGGCATCTTCATCGGCACTGTCAATAAATCTGTTTTTCATAAACATTTCTATCAACTCATACAAACGTTCAAATTCCGCATTGACGGGTGTATTTAATGCTTTTATATACCGTGACTTTTTATAGTACGACGGTAAATTCTGTCCTACATCAGCCAACGGCAACACCCCCAAGAACGGCAATTTCAGTTTCGGATATTGCGATATTTTCTGTTTTTGAATTGATTTTCAAATTTGAATAATCATCAACACCGTCTGTATTCAATATGGTTTGACCTATTTTTGCATATGACACATATCCGTTTGCAAAAGACACATCACGCAAATAACTTCTGATATTCGATTTAATACTTTCAATCGTGCTTTCGTCCACATCTGCCGAAAACGTAACATTTATACTTACTGCCGTTGCAGTGGTAACGGTCACATCTGCACCTATCGGGCATTGTTCATCTATATAACTCTGTACCTTATTTATAAGCTCACTTCCGGCAAGTTGTTTTTCACTGTCAACGATTATCACTTTAACCGTTCCTGCTCCGTTCCACAACGGCAAGCATTTTGCGTCACCCACTCCGTCAACTGATTTTGCCCAAGAGATATACTGCCACTTATTTCCGCTTGTTATAGGATGCGAAACATATTCGGTAAAACGCTTTCGCAGTTCAACATCACTTTCTTTGTCACTGCCTCCTGTGGTTGAAATTTCATTTGTTACGGATATAAGTCCTTGAATCGTAACCGGAAATCTGTTTATTTTCCCTTTTTCAACATTGCCTTTTACTCCGGCGCTGTCACACACAATTCGTACCGTTACACTTCCGTCGTTTGGTATAATCGCATTTTCGGTTATATTAAATATAACATTACCTGCCGCCACCTTTTCACCGACAGACACTTTTGCTCCGACGTTACCGCTTACAGTCACACAGCCTGTTGCATAGCTTGCCTCTTTGCGTTCCAATCCAAACTCACCTACACGCATATCAAGATACTTACCCGTAGCGGTTGACGCATAAAAATAGGAGTCAAGAGATGATATAATATCATAAACATTCTCAAACTCCGTTGCCGTTGATTTTTCTATATCGTATGTATAAGTTCCCGATGACGTATCATATCTTGACGGTATCTGCAAAAGCATACGTTCAAGTATTGTATCAATAGTTTCAGCCATTATATCGCCCCCTTAACATCATTTATATCGCCGTACACGCTGTTTACGGTAAAAGATACTGTAAGCAGTGAGCCGTCTACTTCCATATTAAAGTTATCAATACTCACTATATCTTCATTTGCGGTCAGTATTTCGGTTATCTCACGCTTGACTTCCGAACGGATGTAGTCACGATTGTAATTCTTTCCGACAAAAGTATCTTCTATATTTATACCGTATCCTGTACCGTTATAAATTTTATATCTTCCCTTTTGCGTATTGAGTATTTTTTGCACCCAATTTTTTATACGTTCCCTGCCAACCGTCATTTTCGGACGACCGTTTATAATAATAAAATCGCCCTTTTGAAAATCGAATGCAGGTTCTGTTTTTGTGTAATCAGCCATTCTCCGTCACCCCCAACACCAAATATCTGTTATTGCCTCTGTACGGAATCATTGCAACTTCTCTGCCTTTATAAACATATCGTCCGTCAATATCCTGTTTGTATAAATCAATAAGACTTTTTATATGGTCCTTAGTCAGAATTATTTTAGAGGTGAATTGTATTTTAAGGTTCGGTAGCTCAATTATTTTACCGAATACGACAAAATCACTCGTTGCGTTTTCACGGTCCTTAAACATCTTTGCAAGTGTTTCGACTCCGTTTTTCATACTAATCTCTCCATATCAATTTTATTGTAGTGAACACCGTTTTTTATGCTGTGCTGACTGCTTGTAATTACATACTTCACTCCGTCTTTTTCTATCGTGCTTCCGGCTCGTGTATAGCTTGCCAATTCCTCTATTATTTCACCGGAATACGTTTCATCTTCCTTATTCAGCTCATCAAGATTTTTCTTTGCCAAATCCGCCGCATTATCTCCGTCATTCATTTTTACCACCTCTTGCAGAAAGCCGTATTTTGATATACTCTCCTCGGCTTTCAGAGTAGTCATAACGTCCGTATCTGTTATCACCTTAACACTGTTCTTCATATTCTCAATACTGCCTTTATGCTCAATATTACCCATATACTGTACTGAGTTTTTGAGTTCGGTATTCGGCGATATTCTAAACTTCGGCTCGACCACCTTATCACTGCACAAATATATACGCATACCGTCGGGTACAAAGTCAAAGTTATACCCACTTCCGCACTTTTCAAGAATATCCTTGATAACGTCCGATACGGGCTTGTCGATATATATTTGAGTTATAAGCGTACTCAATTCGGGAATAAGCACAATCGGAATGTATAAATCGTTGCATATTTTCTTTATGCAGTCATCGGCTCGCATAGATGTAAACTGATATGTGTCGGTGGTTTTGTTCAGATACCACCCTACATCAACGGCAGTATATTTGTTTTCATACATTGCTCCGTCGTCAACCTCGATTATTACACCTCTGAAATCTTCTTTATCTCCTCCGCTGTACCTCATAATATCGCCCATTTTTGGTATGTATATATTCATATACTTCATTTCTTTAGGTTTCGGAGTGCTGAAAGACATCGTTGTCGCAAGTGTATTTTTTGTATTTGTCCACGATATATCTCCTATATGCTTTGATACGTCTGTATCATTTACCACTACTTTCAAAGCACCGTCTAACAGCATAGGTGCTTGTTTGAAAATCGAATTGTGGATAGGTATTTTTTCGTTGGTATCCGCAAAATGATATTCTTTTTCACCCGATGTACTTCCGTTACTTCCATATGTCGGCTCTGTGTCACTTGTCCAAATTCTCACAACACGGGCAGAGCGATTAATTCCTTCCGACTCTAATGCAGATGTAAATTTTTCATTGCTTGTTACAATATTTCCGTCAATGATAAACTCCGTCATATTTGCGTCACTGCCTGTGTGATACATATGTCGGCTGTCGGTTTCGCTATCTTTCTTTTCGTCACCTTTGACTGCGTATATCACTTTACCGTCGTCAAATTCAATCTTAACAAACGTGCCGTCCGGTCCGTAATACGAACCGAGTGCCATACAAATAAAATCTTTGTACTTTCGCAATCCGCTGTTTGACGTACTGCTGTCACTGCCCCACAAGTATTTATATCCGCTTGCTTGACTGTTCGTATATGTTTGGTATGCCATATATGATTTAGTTGCGAGCGACTTTCCGATGTTCGGTATTTCTCTCTCAACCCAGTTTGCAATATAACCGCCTCCGTCTTTGGTATATCTGAGTACACAATCCCACGGATAATTTCTGTAAGGCACGTTGGTAACAATACCGAATGATGTTCCTCTTGCCTCAACTGTTGTTCCGCCGTCCGCCTGTACCAAAGCGGTATGGTCTGCTTTATTTAAAAGTACATCACCTTTTAACATACCTGCTCCGTTTGACAGATTACAGAACGACGTTACGTCTTTAAATCCACACGAAATAAAAACGTTATACATATCCCCCGTATATGTAGCACCATTATCTTTAACAGGCACTCCTGCATTTTGATATGCCGTTATAACAAAAGAAGAACAATCATAATGCGGTCCCCATCTCACGTCTTGACTGTACCAATGACTGTCGTCATTTGCAATATCTGTCGCCCATTGAACTGCATTATCAATTACACCCATATAAACCTCCTTTTAAACTTTTGTATACTTTTTTCACTATCTTACTATGGTGGTATTCGTCTGCACATCATGTCACCTCATTTTATTGCATAGAAAAAGCACCCCGAAAGGTGCTTAATTCTAATTTATATATTCTGTCCTGTTGGATTGAAACATTCTTGCATAAGTCGCATTGCATATTTAAAACCCATAATAAATCCGCAACGCTCACTTTCACATTCGGATGATGAAACTAATTCCTCTATTTTCTTATATGTTTCATTACCTACAACTTTATTTATTGCCTTTCCTTGAGCGGACTGCACATCATTCATATATAAAATTTCATCAGCTGAATCGTATTCATATGACTGTGAAACATCTACAAAAATTTGATTTATTAATTCACTTTTCATCACAATTCCCTCCTATGCCGTTTTAACAGTCTTGCCTAAAATCTTACCTAAAGCTTGTACACCTTTTTCATTGTATAAAAACTGTTGTACTTCTTTAGAACTATGTTTTGACTTACTCATAACCATTTTACCGTATGTATCATTTTTAAGTCCGCTTGCATTTGCAGTCTTGCCAATTTTCATAGCCGATACACCGAACATTCCACCGACTTCCGTTGCTGAATAAAGCTTTTCACATTCGGGTAAATACTGGTTCATATTCTTACCCGTTATCTGCTCCACCGCCTTAATACCCATAACATCAATCGCAATCTGTGATAAGTTTTTGTCCTTAGTGTTCGATAAAAGCGTTTTTATCATACGATTTTGAGCGTTAAGTAACATTGCGGTGGCTCTATCCTCTTTTATTTTAAGTTCTTTAGCTTTTGCAACATCAAGTGTAGGAATTGCCTGCTTTAATGCCGTTTCCATTTTGTGAAAAGCCTCTATATACTTCAATTTCCATTCAAGAGCCTTTTTCCCTGTAAAGCCCATTACCAAAAGAGAGAAACCGTCACGAGTAATTAAGTATTGCGGATACTGCTTTCCTCTATTTTCGTAAGTGCTTTCTATGAACATATTTTTCGCAGCCGAATTTTCGGCCGCCAAATCATGAATAGTTTGCAAAACATGTTTGTGCTGCTTTTCAAAATGTCGAGCTACTTCTACACTTCCTACTGTTAGTACCCCATTGTTGTTTGCGATGTTAATTAGTTGATTTTCCACTATATTTTCCTCCTATCAAAATAATGTTTGACAGAAGTACCTAATCTATAGTATAATATTTATAGATAGGTATTCCTGTCGTGTTGAATAGTCTGTGAATTCTTTGGTCGGAAGTGCAGACTATTCTTTTTTTTCATTTTTGTTGTCCGAGACAATTTGCTCCACTATTTGATTGATGCCTTTATTAATTATTTCATATATTTCATCTGTCGTTTTTGGCTTGTAATCCGCTTTATTGACATCTATTTTCAAAACTCTATTATCATTATCAGAATGAATTTTCTCTACACTTTCTGTAGTTTTAAAATTGATATTGACAGGCTCATCGCTTGATACATAAAACTTAATAAATCTTTCAATCACATCTTGGATAGATGTATTTTCTTTTACCGTTTTCAATTTAAGTTTTGCATGAACATCATCAGACAACCTAATTACTACTTGTTTAATATCCTCGCCCCCTTTCGTGCTATCATAATATCATACTATCAAGATAGTGTCAAGAGCTTTTTTATTTTTTGTCTAAGTTTTCTTTTACCAACTCAATTCCTTTATGGATAACTTGGGCTTTGGATAAGTTGAGCCTTTCCGCACATTCTTCAAGTGTTGAATATGTTTCAGATGTCAGCCGTATTTCAAAGCGTTTATCTTTCTTGGCTTGGGTAGGTCTACCTTTTGGGGACACTTGCAAAACCTCCTTTCTTTTGTCCGTACATATATAATAGCATATGTACGGACAAAAGTCAAGAGTTTTTTCTAAAAAAAGTACATCGAAATTCGATGTACTTTCTAAGCCTTATTTGAAATTTTTAATTTGTCTTTTGTTTTATTATATTACAAAAGGAAAATATTGCAACATTTTTAATCACCGAAACAACCGGCATTATCCATAATAACAAGCAAACGTATCATACTCTTTGTCAAACCGTATCCGTCCTCTCCGTCACCGTTTAGATAGCCTTTTCTTTTTACCTTTTCAATAGTCGCCTCTGCCCATGACGGCATAATGTCAACCGTATAATTTTCAAATCCGTCTGTTTTGTCAATAATAACAAGTGTACGAATAATATCCATTGTAAGACCGAGTTCGTTATCGTCTGTACCACTTATAATACCTCTGTCCATCAGCTTTTGAATAGTCGGTTTAGCCCAAGACGGCATATTATCGTCCATATAGTTATATATCATTGTGTTTTCAACACTGCTAAGCCTTTCTTCTATATTATCAATTCTCGCCATTATTTCATCATACTGCGCCACTGTCAACCCCTCCTGTACATCGTTTAAAAGATTTACTTCTCCAAGCTCGATTGAATAATTCAAATCGCCGCCTGCGCCTACACTGTAATCAAACTTATCTATTGCCGCCGCTGTATTTATATCAACATTGCAAATACCCGTGGAAGTAATGACAAGCCTTATCGGAAGTTTACGTTTACGCCAATTTTCAATCTTGTCTGCGTATTCCTGCCCTTTCATACTTCTGTCCCTTAAATACGGATAGTCGTTCATCGGTAAGAAACTACTCCACGATACAGTTTTAAGCTCGGGATTTCCGATAATTTTTATCCAGCCGTAATTTGCCGTTTCAAAAGTTTCCGTACCTTGTGAACTCGATACGGTAAATTCGGACGGCGTGACAGGAATATGTATAACTTCTTCACTGTTGTTTATGCTTAAATAGAAATCTAACATTTTGCCTCCTACATATTTGCCATATATTTTTGAATTTTAGGAACTATTACGTTTATAACGTCGTCGGCGATTTCATCGGCGGTTTTGTTGTCGGCGTTTATAACTATCTTAATTTCATTCGTTATAGTATTGCCGCCTTTGTTGCTTTCGGCTATGTATTGACTTAAATTGTTCCAAAATGTCCTAAGCGGAAGTATTGCCTCTGCTCCGGCTTCTCCGCCCATTTGGACTTTTCCGTTTGCATATCCGAACGCTGTCGGACGTGTCATAATACCGCCTTTTGCATTCCATTCAAGTCCAAGTTTTGGAATCGGTGTACTGACACCGGCTATACTTACCGTACCTTTTTGTACAATCTTAGGCGCTTTGATAATTCCTTTAATCTTACCCCAAACGTCCGATACCTTTTCGGCAATACTGCCGAATATCTCCTTGACTTTGTTCACCGCCGCACTGATTTTTTCAGTAATACCATTTTTAATGTTTTCAAAAATAGTCATTACGGTGTTTTTCACATTGCCAAACGCTTCGCTGAATTTACCTTTTACGACTTCCATCTTTTCACCGACTGCATTGACAACCTCGCCGAGCTTACCGCCTGTTAATTGATTAATTGCGTCATAGCCTGTCCTGTAGTATTCCTTGACACCCTCTATTGCCGCAAATGTAGCACCTTTCAGTCCACCGCCGTGCGCGTCATAGGCACTTTTTATGTTGTTCAGTTTTTCCGATACAACATTTTTAACACCGCCCCATAATTCTGACGTTTTTTCTTTGACTCCGTTCCACATCTCGCTTCCGATTGATTTGATGCCTCCCCAAATTGACTTTATCAACTGCAAACCCAAATCAAACCAATTAACAGACTTAAATCCTTTTACGATTGCACCCGTTATTCGCGGTAAAGCCGCTATCAACTGCGGAATTGCCCGTACAAGTCCGACTGCTAAGTTTACGACCAACTGCATTCCGTTTTGTATAATTTGAGGCATCATCGAATATGACGCGCTAACAATTCCTGTTATCAGATTTACACCTGCATCTATTATTCTTGGTAAATTTGCTATCAAACCGTTTGCCAAAGACGCAACAAGCTGAACGGCTCCCATAATAAGCAATGGTATGTTGTTCACTAATCCATTGACTAACCCCTCTACCAAAGTTACTGCTCCGTTCACAATTTGAGGCATAGAATTAGTTAATCCTTGCATTAAATTGCTGACTATTTTTGACGCCGCATCTAATAACTGTGGCACTACGGTTGAAATACCGGCGACCGCTACAATAATCATATTGCTCAAGCACTCTGAAAATTGCGTTGCGTTCTGTGTCAGACCATTTACCAAAGACGATATAAGCGATACGGCACTGTTTGCCAATGTAGGAGCGAGGTCATTAATTAACGGTGGAATTGTTTCGCCGATTACCGGTGCCAAACCCTCAATTAAATAGCCGACACCACTCAAAGCACCTTTAATGGCGGGTATAATATTCTGTCCGAATGTTACGGCTGTATTAATCAATGCGTCTAAACTTTGGTCAAACATATCTCCGCCTGTTGTCAGTCCCACCAACACGTTTTGAAATGCCGCTTTCAGTGACCCCCACGATCCGCTTATTGTCGTGCTTGCCTCTTTTGCCGTTGTTCCCGTTATATCCATTTGCGTTTGGATTGCATGAATAGCCTGTGTAATATCGGCAAATGATGAAATGTCGTACCTCTGCCCCGTAAGCTTTTCTGCGTCACTGAGAAGTCGTTTCATTTCCTCTTGTGTACCGCCGTAACCTAACTTCAAGTTGTCAAGCATAGTATAATTCTGTTTTGCAAATCCTTGATACGCATTTTTTATGGACTCCATATCCGTACCCATTTTATTTGCATTATCGGACATATCAACCAATGCCGAATTTGCGTAATCCGCCGCCTTGTTTGTATCTCCGCCTAAGCTTGATATTAATGACGCTGAAAATCCCGTAACAGTATCCATATATTCATTCGCCGACATTCCGGCAGTCATATATGCCTTGTTTGCATTTTCTAATACGACATTCTGTGCACTCATCAAACTGTCATATTTTCCTTGAATATCAGAAACACTTTTACCGACACTCTGTGCATATTCCTCAACACTTCTTCCGCCTGCTCCGAACAACGTTTCTACACCGCCCGTAAGTTGTTCATAATCAGCAAATGCACCGACAGACTTTGAAACCAAAGCCGTTACGGCAGTCGCCGCAGCCGCTCCTGCCACCGCTAAACCTTTTCCGACTTTTATGGCACTGCTCCCTATACCTTTCATTACAGAAGACATCTTTGAGGCGCTGTTCGTTGCGTCTTTCATCGACTCATTCATATTTTTGACACTGCCGATTACACTTTTTATCCCTCGGGCAAATCCACTCGCATTAAGGTTCATATTCAGAACTATCGAACTTTTATTCTGCATCATCACTCACCTCCTAGGGCTTTCCACTTTGCGTATTCATCATCATTTGCCTTTTTGGCACTTGCAAGGAAAAATATTTTTTCAATTTCCGGTCTTGCAAGTACCTTTTCGGGCAATATTCCTCTTTGCAGATAATGATGTATCATATAGAGTTCATCATCTGCCTCTATCAGTTTTTTACTTCTTCAACAAGTTTTACACTGTCGATATATCCCGCAAGTTTCATACACTCCATTGCAATCGGTGAGATTTCGCCGTCGTCAAAAATCTTTTCTACGATTTCTTCGGGATATGTACAGCCGTATGCCTCTTGAAGTTCTTTTGAATGTAAATCCGGTTCGGCAACACACTCATAAACAAGGTGAGCGTCACCGTCTTTTTCCATTTCCGCCGATTCTGTTGCAAGCGATTTGGTCGGTGCTTTTATAACAATCTCGCCACCAAGGCTTTTTACATAAACTCTCGCTCTTTTTACGTTTTTCTTTGCCTCAAGCACTTGCTCCTTACGCTTAATAAGTTCCGCAAGAGTAATTTTTGTATTCTTATCCATAATCTTTTACCTCCGTTATTACGCATTCATTGTAGATGTAAGGTCATAGTCGGTAAAACCGCCGCTGAATTCTTCTTCAACTATCTTACCGTTTTCAAAATTCATAAGTGACACATCATTATACCAACAATTATCAAGTTGAATTGTTTCATAACCGCCGTTATCAGGATCTTCAAGTCTTGCCACCAACGTATGTCTTGTATCTTTACCTTTTTTATGACCGTCGGCTATTTCTTTACCTCTTGAATATACCTTTCGTACGGTATATGAAAATTCATAGTCAACGCCCATAAGCTTTGAATCGTTCGTTGTATCGCCGGCAAAACTTACACTCTCACGATTTGTCTTTTCCTTTGCCTCGAACTTATACACTTCATAGGCAAGACTTCCGTCAATCCAAAGTTTACCGAATGTACCGGAACAAAGTTGATTACCTCTCGGTTTAACACTTTCAGCCATTATCTATCACTCCAATCCTATTTTAAAACTCAAATCTTCAATACAATCCTGTATTGTAATATCAGCCCCCGCAAATATGATACTTCCCGTATTTGCTACTTCGACTTCGCTGTCCGTCCAATCCGACACGTCATATTTTTGAGCAAGCCATTCACGTTGCGACTGAACGTCAATATACGCTCTGCAATCGGCACCGTCATACAATACGCCCTGTGACTGCAACGACTTAAAATACTGATTAACCGCACCGATAAACAACATTTTATTTTCGTGACTGTTTACAACATTAATATAATTTTCCTCAAACGATGCTTTTATATCATCTCTTATGAGGTCAAGACTGTCTATAATCTTGATTTTCTTCATATCCTCCGTCTTATCGCCCGACAATGTTACAAGCGAATTGACACCTCTGCCGACTTTAACCTTTTCGCCGTCATTGATAAGTATAAACTTACCGCCGTCAATATCATCATCCGGAGTTGTACTTTCCGTTATGCTTTCAACCTCTGCAAGAGTTTGATACGTCGCACCCTCTGTCATAGGCAATCCTGCCAAAAGTCCTGCAATACGGCAACAGTATTCGGCAGTGGTATAAACCTTTGTACCGACTTTTATATCATTGGTTGCGAAGTTTATAATACCCTCATTATTCGCCGCATACGGAAGTACGGCTTTAAATGTCTTTTTCGCATTTCTCTGTGCAATAATCCAATCCGCAATATCTTTTTCGTTATCGGCAAGCGACGGTATTGCAAGGTAATTCCACTTTTTATTTTTTAATCGTGCAAGTGCGTCGTCATAGGTATCTTCCGCACCTATTCTCTCGACAATAACCCTTTGCGGTCCGCCGAGGAACGTCTTGCTTATGTAATCATAATTTGCGGTTGTCCAATGAGATTTTACAACTTCACTCTCATTTGTATACGAATATGATGTAATATCACCTTTGGTTGCGTCACGCAAAATCAGTGCAACAATGCCGTTTGCACTTCGTTTAATTGCCGTTTCAGCTTTGGACTGAAACACTATATTTATTTCAGGTAAACCCATTATAAATCTCCTCCTAATATCAAATCTTCTGCCTTATCGTATGTACTTTCGTTTCTCACCTTAACGGTGTAATTGTATACAAGCTCCGTCACAAGCGTGTAGTTTTCCAAAGAAAAATCTATACTAAAACTTCTTATACGCATACCGTCGGACAATACAAGCGGATTGTATAAAAACAAACCTCTTAATTTTTCAGCCACATAAATAAATTCATCTTGACTTATATCTTTCGGAACATATCTTATTCGTACCGTCTGCGTTTCATCGTCCAAAAACGTATTTGTCGCCTGTACGTTAAGCGGAAACATCTCAACGATAAAACAAGGTTCGGAAAAGCCTTGTTCGGTGTATGCGGTATAAACCGCATTGCCGAAACAGTCATAAACAGCTTTTGTTACTGCATTTTTAATACTCGTCATCATTTCAGTATTTCCTCCATCTTCTTCATAAGTATTTTCGGTGCTACCTTATCGACTTTCGGTACTACGGTGTTAAGATATTTTTTGCCCTCAACCCACGCTTTGCCGTTTTTCTTAGGCTTGTACTTCGGGGACGTACCCTTTCCGAGCCTTGTACGGTGTCCGAACTCCACATAAGGAGCGTATTCAAGAGCGGTGTATATTCCGCCCTTTACCGTACTTCCGCTTACTGTTGTTTCTTCTGTTTGCCAACTCTTTTTTAAAGTACCGCCCACTTTACCGTTTTTGTAATGCCCCGGCTTTGTTACGTTACTTATGTATTTAAGTGCTCTTTGAGAAATCTCATTCATAGCGGATACACAAGCTTTGGTGTAATCCGCACTTTCCATTTGCTTTTGTAATTTCTCAAGCTGTGAAAAATCAATCTCATTCATTACGCATAATCCTCGAATAATTCCAGTGCAATTTCTTGGTGTGATGTATAAACCGCACTTTCACCGCTACGGCAATAGTCAGTTGTTTTTCCGTTTTGTGTAACGGTTATTTTACTGCCCGACGGTATTTCAACCTCAGGCGCAATAAAAAGCACAACCGATTGCGATACAGTGTTATATCCGTCGTCCTTTGCCGCCGAATTTCGGCTTTGAAACGAAAGTCGGCAAGGCTGTTCCGTTAAAACAGCCTTTTCGGTAAATACAGTTTCGCCTGTTTCCTCATTCACGCTTGAAACTTTCACTTTGACCGAGCATAAACCTTTATACAGTCTTTCAATCGCCGCTCTTACCATATTCATCACCACACCAACTTTCTGAAACGTGCAAGCCTTGCTTTGTAGTCTTTAAACACGCTCGACATACTGCTTGAATTACTGCCGTACGATACGGTAACATCGCCCTCTTTGATTGACGTTACATTGTCATATTGCCCCGATGATGACGACACGTCATAGCGGAACAAGTCCGCCGCCATAAGTATAACGGTATGCTTTAAATCATCGGGAATACTGTCAATGTGGCAATAATTCTTGATATATTCGATTGTGCTTTCAATACACCTTTCGGCTTTTCCTCTGTCATCTTCGCTTATGCCGTACATATCCGTAAAAACAGTTATATACTCGTCCATAAGTCACCTCATCAAATCTTGTGACGCATTTCGACAATTCTAATCTGCTTAGGGTCATATACGGGTGTCCAGTTTTTTGCGTTGGCAAGTTCCGTACGCGTAGGACCTTCCGTATTTGCGACATCGGCGTCCGTAAACTTAACACCGCGTGGGTGAAGAATATACGTCTTACGATTGATAAGATAATCAACACCGCTACCCTTTTTCTTATCTCTGTCTGTTTCTGTTGCAACAAACTTTTCCGGTGTACCGTTACCGAGTGCAATCGCACCGTTGCCGAAAAGGTACGTTGAAAATACTTGACTTGAACCAGAACCTGTTACAGGACAGCCGTCGTCAATAATAACTCTCTTACCCATATATGTACTGAACGGATTTGCCCCCGACGGCTGAATTACGTCAATAAGGTCTTGCTTTCTGAGTGCCGCCTCAACTGCACTGTGCATAACAACGGCGGTAAGTTCCGCTTTGTTGTCGCCTAAAAGCTGTTGTGCGTCAATAAAAGCACTTCCGCTCCATTTTGCACCGTTACCGCTTGCGCTTGACATATCAAGAATGTTTGACGCAAGTCTTGTTTCAGCCTCTTTAGGCGAACCGTCGGAGACTGCCGGAATTGTGCCGAAGATACCTTTAAGCACTGCGATAAGTTCCTTTTGTAAATCTCTCACCCAAAAGTCAGATACAAGACTTGCAATCGCCGCCATAGGGTCAGCACCCGACATTGCGGCGGAAAGGTCTGTTGCACTCCACATTTTTGCACGTCTTAAAATTACCGCAACGTCTTTCTTACTGCTGATTTTATCGGCGGTAAGGTCATCGCCCTCGATAACCGTTTCCGATTCACCTGTTAGGTCAGAGAAAAACGGCATATTTACAAGCGGACTTGCCTGTGACGCAAGCTTGTCAAATTCTGCGTCATTCTGCACTATACCGCTTTGTACAAGTGCCGATTTTTCAAGTGTCTTTTGAATAACGTACGGATTAAACAGTTCCGGTACGATAATATCTGATAATGTTGTTCCCATATTAAATTCCTCCTGTTATTCCTGCCTCTTGCATTAATACTTTTGCTTTAGCAGGATCTTTTTTATAAATTTCTCCCTGTTTGGTAAGATTGAATGTGTCCTTTGCCCAAGGATTTACGTCTGAACTTCCGCTTCCGCCTTTTGGTGTATATGCTCCTCCTTTTTCGGCAAAAAGGTGTGAGTACGTCTTATCCTCCCTAAGCGGTTTAAGAATATCGTCCACACCGACAGGCTTGCCGTCTTTGTCGAATGTAAACTTGTCAATTCCGCCTTGCTTGTAAATAAGATAATCTGCATCTGTCACACCTGCTTTTGAAAGCTGTTCCTTTAAAGCATACGTCTTTTCAGTGTTCAACGCATTTGTCTTGAGCGTTTCAATCTCGCCTTCATACTCTGTGATTTTCTTCTGCAATCCCTCATTGTCGGCATTTGATTGTTTAAGGTCCTCAATGGTTTTGTTCGCCGTTTTAAGCTCCGTAACTTTGTCATTGAAAACATTTTTCGGTACTGCATACTTCGGAAATTCAGAGTTTACAGTCGACATCACTCCGTCAATATCCAACTTGCCGTCCTCAATCTTCGCCTTTTCCAATATTGCCTTTAACCATTCCATTCTTATTTCTCCTCCATAATTAATTTTTTATTCAGGTGCGTTCCTGTAAAAAGCATTGTTCTTTATTCTCTGCAACGCTGAAAAAAGAGTATAAAAAAAGCACCGTTTCATAGGTGCTAAGGCGGTAAACCTCGTATATTCACTTGTTCCACTCTCCTTTTTTGGTATCAAAAAAGGACGCCCAAAGACGTGCTTTTATATTATTGTATCAGCAAAAACTACTCGGCATATTCTTCTCGTGTTCTTCTATTTCTTTTGAAAATAGTTCCGTAAATTCGGCATGCAATCTTTTATATTCTTCTAAATCTCCTGCCTCATAAGCTTCATTAGCTTTTTTCAGCAATTCAGCTGTTTCCTTAGACGGATTCCACATCATGTCAAACACCTCTCTACATCAAACTCTTTATAACATTAATCAATAAATTTTTCAACTCATTATCATTACCGACTATTGAAAAGCACTCCGCATATAACTCTTGTATCTTGCCCTTTCCATACTTCAAACTCGCATACTCGCTAATTTGTTTTTCTATACAGTTCGGATTGCTTTCCAAGTAACTCTTTAAACATTCAGACGTTTTAGACTTAATCAAATTTATACTTTGATTATAACTCAAATTATGCTTTTTGGCAATAGAAATTACACAATTTTCAAAATATTTGTGTCCTATCTCGTGTAAATATGGTGCAAATTCTGTTTTGTTTGCAAACATTCCCATTTGTTCATTTACATACTTGATAATGTCTTTAACAGTCATATATTTACCGTTTATGTACATTATATCCGTGCGTTTGTCGTAACCCGCAATAGCAGTCGGTTCAAAATTATTCAAATCAAAATCAACTATCGCTACTTTTGGCATTTCTACCTTTCCGTCAATCGTTTTCTGTATAATACTCAAACTACGTTCGGCAAGTTTAATTGCTTTTTTATTCGCAATATTCGTATCATCAACAAACATTTCAAACTGACTGTTTGTAATCGGATTTAGTTTGATTTTCTCCGTTGTACCGTTATTCATACTTATTTCGGCTTGTTTAACTTCGGTGCCGATTTTCGGATTTCTGTCACCGCCAAATGCCTTTGACATATAATCAATGTCATCTTGTTGTGTTTCCGCATTGTCATCTTGTTTTTCATCTTCCGCAAAATATGCCGTTATTGTACCTCTGCAACGGGTATGAAACGGCGGAGCGGTTATACCTTGCTGATACTCGGAAAGTTTAAAATGCTTACCGTGCATACTTGCACATTCACTGCAAATATCACTGTCCATATTCTCGTCAATCTCGTATTCTTCAAAGCCTGCGTCCTTTAGCGACTGCAATCTTGCGTCAACCATAATATGCGTATATTCCGTCTGATACAATGCGGCGGCACGGCTTTTTGAAACATTCATTCTTGCAGAAATATTTTTAATCATTTTATCGGGACTGTCGCCCCTTGTTATGCCCTGTACAAGATTTGTATTGAGTTCTCTTAAAAGTTTCTGCTTATCGTTCCATATCCTGTCGGAGAAATTACTTCCGTCAAGCCACTTTTCATATATCGCATTCTTTACCGTGTCACGGTCGAACTTTGCAAAATTAACAGCATAATCAACCGAATCGGCAATATGTTTATTTGTTGTATAATATGTATCACTGTATGCCTTTTTAAGTGATGTTGAAAATTTATCCTCTTGCTTTTGTTTCAAGAGTTCGACTTCTCCACGCATTTGATATTTGAGTGCCTCCAAACGGCTTACCCTTGAACGCATATACTCATTATCAAGCATTGTCGTCCACTTGCCGTCTGCGTTATCGAGTGCCTTTTCCCTAAACTCCTCAAGCGACATCTTAAAGCCTTTAAGTTCTTCACGACTTAACTGCTTTCGTGCCTCTGCCATATTGATACCGTTTTCATCAGCATACCTTGCGTAAAACGTTTCAATCTCTTTTTTTATGCCGTTTAAGGACCTTTCATACTCTTTTATAAGTTCGCGTTCTATATCATCGGCTTTCTGTGCGTGGATTTTTAAAAGCTCACTGTTCCTCTTCTTCCAATACTCGTTCATTATGTCCACCCATTATATCGTCACTGTCGTCCTTTTCTTCCGCAATTCTCTCCATTTCCTTATCTGCATCCTCAACAAACGGATGACGTTCGATAATCGTGCGTTGAGATATAACACCAACGCTTTTTTGTGCTATATCCGCAAGTTCGGTGTCGTTTGAAACGCTTGTCCTTGTCCACGTCTGTGTGACATTCTCGCAAGCGATACCGCTGTAATCGCATATCGCTTTGATGAGTTCTTCAAACCCACTCCTAAACTCCATTTCTGCCATACCGGCTTTGAGTTCAAGCAGTGAATACAAATATTTCAATGCCGTACCCGATGAATTACCGAAATTCTGTGGGTCCGGGTCAATACCTTTACCCTGTTCAAAAATACTCTTGCGTGTCATTTGGAGCATTTTCTCTCTTGCCTCAACCGGAATATCAATCGTCAAAGTCGAAAGTCCTCCGCTTGCTCCTTCTTCCGAATCAAGCTTAATAGTCTTGTACTTCTTGAGCTGTGTCAAAAACTCCGAAAGGCTCTCGCCCTCATATCCGCTAAGCACGAATATAATCTCCTGTATATCTTCGAGGTCGTTTATAAAACCGCTGTACGTTTTGTCATATGTATCAATAAGTCCTTTTATCGGTGTAAGGTCATCACGATGAAAGCCGTTATTGAAAAACGGAATAAACGGTACACGTCCGAAATTATGACTGTACACGTTACATACAGTTCCGTTTGTTTCAACGTCATACACGTTGAACATATTATACATTTCAAGCCGTTCAAGACCGTCGCCAATCTTCTTACGGAATACACTGCATTCCTTATCAGTCCAATACTCATAAACATGATAAGTGTCACCGTTATCGTCAAGCTCTTGATACGTTCTGAAACACGCCGTAAGTTCGTGTTCCAAAGTATCACTCCATATCGGTATAACTTGCTTGCTGTCTATAACGTCGTACTTAAATCCGTCATTATCCCAGTAGTGAATCCAACTCACACCCGCATTTGACGCATTTATCGCAAGTCTTGAACATATTTTCGTGTATCGACTGCCGAGTATATTGCTTATTTTCTCATTCGCAGATTTATTCCCGACATCGAATAACGGCGGTGACGTAAACATATATGCAGACTTTTGGTCTACAAGCAAGCCGTGAAAATTTGACGGTATTCTGTTATTGGCATTTCTCAAAGGCTTTTCGTCCTCGCTATGCTTTATGTGCAAAATATCGTTGTCGTTTAAGTAATACCTTTCCGCCGTCTGCACTCTCGATATAAAATTCTCGTGTCCGGGTATATATTTCTTTATCAGTTTCTTTACTGTTTCCAAATCCAATTTTATCACCTACTTTAAAATTGACAGTCCGCCTTTTTTCCTGTTCATCATTTCCGCAATACCCGTTGTTGCGTCGGGTGCGTCGTCGTGTTTGTTCCTGCCCTCACGCTGATATGTTGTCATCGCCTTATAGTATTCGGGAAAACGTATATGCCAGTCGCAAGGAAAATATATATGCTCCATTACCCAAGTGCTGTTGGATAATATTCGTGCCTCTTTGTTATTGCTTTGGTGAAACCATTTCACCGTTGTAAAATTACTGCCGTACTTTTCGGCAAGGATTTCACGCACACGTCTTGCGAACGAACGTCCGCCGTTATTGCTTTCAATCTTTGCAAGGTTGACGTTGTTCTCGTATAATCTGCGTGCCGTTTCACCCTCTGTAATCTCCATAGGCTCGTCGGTATAATACACGTCTATGACGTATACTTCTTTGCCGTATATGCCGTATATTATGTTGCAGAGATAGTCCGCACCTGTATCGGCGGTATCGCAATATGATTGTATTTGCGTAATCGGCGGTAAACTGTCGTATGTTTTAAGCGTTGTGTAGAGTTTGCCTTGCAAATCAATCGGCTCTTGCTGATAGTTCGCACTTGCTATATCCGCACCCATTGCCTTAATCTTTAAGTCGTAACTGCTCCGTGAAAGTATTTCGTCACAAAGCATATTGCCGTCATCACGAACGGCTTTCATCGTGATTACTCTGTGCGATATGTTGTTCTCGCTGAAATACTCAATCGCACGTCCCGCAAGGTCGCCCGAAGCCCACCGTGTCATTATAATGATTATCTTGCCTTTTTCTTCAAGTCGTGAAAGCATTGTGTTCGTAAACCATTCCCAATGCTTTTCTTTGACTGTTTCGTTGTATGCCTCCTCAGCATTTTTGATAAGGTCGTCGATTATAAGTAAACTCGCTCCGAAACCTGTCGCAGTACCGGACGGCGATGTGGCAAGATAGTTGTTGTAACCGCCCTCAAGGCTCCATAAGTTCATCGCTCCGTCGCCTTGCTTTATTTTCACATTCGGAAATATGTCACTGTAAATAATCTTTTCCGTATCGGCTTTTTCCTCTTGAATGGCGTTACGCACCGCTTTTGAAAAGGTGGTTGATAACGTTTCATTGTATGAGCCGGTCATTATTTTTTCGCTTTGATTTCTGCCGAGCACCCACTCAACAAACATTGATGCCGTACGGCTCTTGCCGTGTCGTGGCGGTAAATTGATAATCAATGCGTTTTCGTCACTTTCGTAAAACGATTGCATTTCATTGCATAGTCTGACAAGAAATTCTCGCTCCGGCTTGTAGAATAACGGTGCGGTTAAATGGCAAAAATAAAAGAACTCGCGTCGTGCAAGTTCTTTCTTCGCCTCAAGCATTATTAAGTTTTTATCCATCACCTATCAACTTCCTTAATTCGTCGGTCGTAAGATTTGCCATAGGATTGTTTATGTCCATTGTGCCACTGTGCGTTATTTCCTGTTTCGGTGAAAATTCATCTTTGCATTTGCGTTCAAGATACCATAACGACAAATTAATATCACCTTTTTTTATCCCGTGTGCAACGTTTAATTTCGACTTCATTTTGATATTGTCTTTTAGTAGCTCTTTTCGCTCCGAAAACTCCTTGTGTTTCTTGCAGTAATCGTATAACGTGCTTACCGCTATATCCGCATAAATACAAGCCTCTCGGTCACTTAACCCCATTAAAAATCCCTCTTCGAGTTTTTGGACTGTCTCTTTCGTAATCTTTCTCGGTCTTGCCATGAATTTCACCTCCTGTTTTTGGGTATAGAAAAAGCACTACCTATGCGATAGTGCCTTATATTTTATTTTGATACAATAGTGACATTGTATTGTTTTGCTCAGTTGACTGTGTTGCTTTCTTCTTTTTCCGCTATCAGTTCATCTAAAACTTGTAATGCTATGGTGCATTGTATTAATTCTTCATTTTTATGAATATTATAGCGTATTAATACAAAGCTTACACCAAGTATGATAATAAGAATCATAATTATATACCAAAGTACGGAATCTCTTTCATTTTCAGATATTAAAAAATTCAAAATAGACATACATAATGCGATGATTGATACAATAAAACTCAATCTACTATACACATCATTCTGTTTTCTATCTTCATAACGAACTTCAATTCTCAATTTTTCACTTTTTAAATATTCCAGTGTTTCGTTTTCATAGAACTTTTTTAAGTCTTTACGATATTTTAAATATTCTCCATCATCATTATTTGTTTTTAATATACGTTCTTTCATTCTTTATCCCCCGTAAAAATTGTATTTGTGTATATAATTCGACAATATCACACAAAATTCCTTTTTTAGAAGAATAATTTTTTTAATATCCCTATTCCCACCAATCAATTTTGAGATATTCACCCATCATCTCACGATGATACACCGCTTATGTTACTTATTCCACGATACACTATATCACGGATGCAATATAACATTCTATAACATCTTTAATTAAATTCAAAGCCTTGCCGTGCAAACGGCATATTTGCATATAGCTGTAATTCATTTTACAAGCAATCATTTCCCACGTTTGAAAATTCAAATAACGTAAAATAAGGATCGTCCGAAGTGTTGCGTCGTCGAGTTTATTCACGTTTTCCAAAATCTCTTTTTTAATCTCGTACAGTCTGTCAATGCGTTTATCTATCAATTCGGAATAAGCGGCATAGCTTATGAACTTATTCTCCGAAGTATTCACGTTTGACGTCTGCACCTTTTCACTGCCCGACTGAGCCACAGTGCTTGTTGCGTTTGTCAATGCTCGCTCCTGCTCCAAAATCAATGCGTCAATCTCCTCGTCCGTCTTTCTCGCTCTCGAAAGCCATTCTTTACATTCTTTAATCGTCAAATCGTTATCCTCCTCATTCATCATTTTTCAATTTTACTTTTTCAATCGGCACAATAATTACTGCGTGTTTGGTTTTATCCAACAGTTCAAGTGAATATTTCAAAAATCCTCTCGGGTCTTTTCTTGCGATACACGCATTAAGGATAAACGGTGTCGGTTCGGGGATATTATAAAAATCCGAATAATAAACCGTTTTATTAAGATTTTGTTTTACTTCAAGAATATCCATATCACAAATCCTCAATGCTTATAAATATGCCCGTCTGCTCCGCCCAAAACTTTTCTGTTATCTCGCTTGCCACAAGTGCATCATCTTTCCAAAATCCCACTTCCGTCATAACGTCTTTAAGCATTTTCTGCAAGTTATCCGTATCGGGTTTTGTTGCCTTATACTCGCCGTCCGAATGTTTTCCTTTAGGGAAACACCACTTTGTCACCATACGCACAGGCTTTTCAAACATCTTTTTAGGTGCGTAATGTGAAAGATGTGCCGCAAGTTTTTCTCTTACCGCTTTAACTTCCGGCGGCTCATAAAATACCGGCTTACCTTTTACGACTGCAACCTTTTTTTCTTGATACGTTTTTGTCGGCGGTATCATTGCCATAAAAAATTGTACTTTCATTCTCTCACTTCCATTTATTTACTTTATGTCTGTTCTGAAATTTTTGCTTTGTCAGTCAGTAAGGGGAAGGAGTTGTTGTGCGTAAGCTGTCGCACAACTACTTCCCCCTGACCTTAGGGAAAGGGAAACCTTTATATATACGTAGTATATATACATTTTCCTTCCCTCGAGAAAAAGTCGATATTTTCCCGAGTTTTTCTTCCCTAAGGAAAATTTAATTTTTCTCGACTTTTTCCTTAAGGAAAGGAAAGAAATTTTTTCGACTTTTTCCTTATCAGTGAAATTTTTAAAGAGTAATTTTCCCTCCGACATTTTCCCTCTTATTTCTTACCGACTTGACCCTCATCAATCCAAAATCCGCCGTGTTCTTTCAATCTGTTTCTTACAGTTTTCTCTGTAACTCCCATATATTCTGCCATTGCTTTTACTGTCACTTTATCATCAATTCCGCACGCCTCGAATGCCGTTTCAAGTGAATTTTTACGTTCTGTTTTACGTTCTGCGTCTGTTTTCTTTTTAGCAAAATTCTTCTTCCACGTTGGCATTCCGTCATCAACTGCAATGTCTTTTAACACTCCGATATTATCAATACTGTGTACCGGATATTTAAACCACAGGTTTACCGATGCGAACTTCGGGAACTCTCTAAGCGTACCCTCTATACGCCACGCACTACGGTTTTCTACCTCTTTTCTTACCTTACCGACATCTTCTATAACGCACTCGTAAGCGTCGTTTTCAAGGTATTCTCGACACAATGCAAGCATTTGAGTTTCACTGCACAAATCGTCTTGTGACGCATGATACAGTTTATCGTATTTATATAACCAACCCTCACATACTTTACATATTGCCTTATTCTTTTCCTGTTTTAATATATCGTCGTTCAATTCAAGTTCTACAAGGTCGATAAGTGCGTCTGGATCACGTGCAAACACACCCGAACCCGAAGCTCTGTCCATACTTCTTTTACCGCCTTGAGCACCTTTACTGTGATGATGACAATATATCACCGCACAGCCGAGTTCTGTACACACTTTATCAAACTGATTACAAAAATGCGCCATTTGGTCTGCACTGTTTTCGTCGCCTGTTATAACCTTATATATCGGGTCAATTATAATCGCTATATAATTCTTTTTGCTTGCCCTGCGAATAAGTTTCGGAGCGAGCTTGTCCATCGGTACACTGCGTCCTCTAAGATTCCAAATATCAATATTGGATAGATTGTCGGGTGCTATGC